GTTGTGATGCCCTTTATAGAGGACATAACGCCCGTCATTTTGCCGGCAGTACCGATCAGGCACTCTTTGCCGAGGAACACAGAAATTGCTTCTGCAACTTTGGTTACAACGTAGCTGACAAGATCAAAGTCAGTGCGGTTCATCAAAGATTTTGAAATCTTTGCGAGTGCAGCGGCAATGTAATTTGTCAGGGTAACGCTCGTAAACGCACCGGCAGCGGCAATTACTTCCGCTCCGTCAGCAACGTAAGCGGCAGCAACGGGAGTTGTCTCATCGTAAACAGGGAAAACAAGGTCACCGGACACGTTGACGACATTGACCAGTTTGTAGATAGGGCAAAGGTCTTTGACCGTCTCGATGATTCTGTTTGCGATTGTCTTAGGGATGATCGCGCCGTTGCTTGCGATATCGAGCGCTCTGGTTTCACCCTGTAGATAACGGAGAAATTTATCTTCCTCAAGTGCGCGGGTTTCGAGTTCGGGCGAGCCGGTCACGATAACTGATTTTGTCATTGCTCTGGTTGCGGCCTTTGCCGTAATGGTCTTGTCAATTCCGGCAATCTCTTTTGTGATCGCGTCGATTCGGCTTGATTCGACATCGGTCATTGCTCTTACTTCTGTTTCTGCTGCACCGACGATTGTTTCCATTTCGTCAAGAAGCGCGTTCCTCTGTTCTTCGATAGCGGGCATGGATCTCAGTTCGATTTTTTTACTCATGTGTTTTTCCACCTCTCAACTTAATGATCTCTATTCTTGTTTTTGCGTTGGGTATTAAAAAAGTACGACTCTCGCCATGCTCTTCCACTGTTTCAATTGCCGGTACTTCCGGCTGTTCGGGTATGTCCTCAAGGTCTCGCTGTTCCGTGATTGACTGTTCTTCGCCGTCTCGTGTTTCGGATAGGCTCATGGCGATGTACGCGGGCATTCTGGTCAACAAACTCACTTCGTACAGATCGATGTTTTCAAGATACCTTTTCTGTATTCCGTCCGTTCCTGGTTCCCATCGGTCTTTGTTGACGCTCATTCCAAACGACCAGCCGCGCAACTTGCCCGTTTCTGCCATTGTTCGTACTTCCGGATCGGCCGTTTGTGCCACTCCGTAAAGTCCGATAGCGTCCTCGTGCAGTGTGATTGATCCGTCCTTTGTATCTCCGAGATCCCGCTCGTGATTAAACCTTAAAAGAACGTTGTCATTCTTCTGTAGCGCCCGTTCGAACACCCCCGGCTCGACGTACTCCCTGAATCTGCCTTGCGGAGACGGCATGACACGCGAAGCTTTTTCCGTCGCGTTGACATAACCCTCTAAGACAACCTTGTCTGCTCTGATTTCTATTTTCAAACGATCACCTCCTTTACATCCGGCTTTGCTGTGCCGTCCATCGTTGATGTCTGATTTGTGTTAGGCGTGTAAATCTCGCCGGTTTTAGGATTGTAGAAGATGTTGTCAAGTCCGCCTAGTTTAATAAACGGTATTCCCAACGGAGGCAAATCCTCGTCGTTCCTGACTTCATCGATCTGTTTGAAGCCGGAATCAAGCGCCGTTTTGTAAGCCGCGTACCGTTCTACAATAGCCGCCTTGAGCGCCTCTTTTGTATCAAACGCCCAGTATTTTGTTTTCTTTTCGGACGGCAGCAGGATGTTATCATTACACGCAGATTCGAACGCGTTGAAAACGGGCAAACAAGACTGTTTAACAAATTCGATGTATACCTTTTCGGGAACGGTGCTATCAAGCATCATCGCCGGAGGAACATTAAAAATCTTGCACGCCTCGATTCCGTTCGTAACTTTGTTTTCGTTCATCTGCTGTTCAACCGCAGATGCCGCCATCTCTTGAAACTTCGCGCCGTTATTCAAGACGATCATGTTCTCTGTGTTGCCGGCATACATTCTTTGCCACGCTGCCTTGAGCGCTATGATTGTTTCCGCTCCGAGCGTTTTATCCGCGCTGATAAATCCCTTTTTATTACCACCCGTTTTATTCATCAAGTTTTCGTACTTGAGTGAGTTATACATGACGGACAAAATCAGATTGTTTTCAGTAACAACACCCAAACCGGTAACGCCATCCTCTGTGTCGCGCAAGATCCGCAAGAATTGATAGTCCTGATACGTCTGACCGTTCACCATGATTTCAGTGCGTTTGAAAATCGGATCGGTATAGGTTATAAACGACGTCGCGGACCGTTTGACATAATGAACGCTTTTCAGTGCGTTGCGCTGCATGTTCAGATACGAATATCCGGCACCGTCGAGCAAGTAATCTTTGACCATTGCGCGCTTTAATTGACAGCCGGTCAGCACGTCGCCGGTGTTGTCGTTTAGCAAGGCGACACGCGGATCGTCCGGCAGTTCCTTGACTTGACCGTCGATCATTTCGTATAGCTTGATCGGTGTCATTCCAACTGTATTTTTGATTAGATTCACGCAAAAAGCAACGGACGGAATGCCCATTGCTTCGGTTCGAGAGATGCTGTCTTGCGGCAACAGTGCCTGTAAAAGCGGATCGCTCATGTCAAGTGTTCTGATTTCTTCTTTCTTTTTCCTGTTAAAAATTGACAGTTTAATCACCTCCAATCCTCAAAACATTAGGCCTGGCAAATTCGCCGAACAACAGTGTCGCCGCTTCGTTATAGGCGAGCGCGGCGCTTTCCTCGATTTCGTAATAACCGAGGTATCGTTTTTCCCCGTTAAATCTTATGTACGACATCCATTTATTCATTCGGGTATGCCACGAAACGCCTTTATACATTGACGACGTTTCTTTTTTCCTCATTCCAAGGTTACGAGTGTTTTGTGCGTGCGTAACACTTCTAAGGTTTGATTTCCTATTATTGATTCCATCTCCGTTAATGTGATCTATTTCCAAGCCTTCGACCACGCCCATAATTAGGGAATGCATCAGCAGTGTTTTTTGTTTTCCCGGAGAAATTGTGACGTTCGTTCTTGCATAACCCAAGTGATAGTGCCACTTGTACTGTAAAAGCCTTTCAAAATCTTCGTCATCAACAGTGGTAAAAAATCCTTGTGTTAATTCGATTCCTCTGCTCATATTCCCCTTTCTATACGATCTGGACACCGGAGTCATTCCCGCCCAAATATACATTTTCTTGCAATAGGTAAATGGCGATAATCATTGAGACAACCATGTCGATTTTACCCGCTGACTTCTTTTTATTGACATACCGGTTCATGTTTGCGCTATATGAGCATCTCGCATTACCGAAATTGATCTCTAACAGGTCGTTCTTTTCATATTCGAGGTTGCCGTCTATGATCGTTTCCTCTAAAAGTTTCGTCGCGCTGTGCAAAACTGCTGACATTTGATTGACTTCGACCGTCTGATAGTTGTTTGATTCGAATTTTTGAGCAGATGACAGGCAGTTATACCTATCAAAACCGATCATAATGACCTTGACTTTGTACTTTTCTTGTATTCCCATGACGGATCGCTCAACATATCCATAGTCGATTGTCCTATCACCGCACGAAAAGCACTTACCGGCCTTGATAAACCGCCTGTAGTCGATGTGTTCAAGTTTGTTTTTTTCTTCTATTCGACCCTCTGGTACAAATGCAATTGATTCGGCAATAACTTTTCCGTTGTCGCCGACCCCGACCATTGACCACGAAACATTGTCAGTTGTCAGCGCCATATCAAGACCGAGATAAACTTCCTTGCCCGTCCAGTCGATTTTGTCAACCTTGCATTTCTGTACGTCTGATACGGCAATATACGTTTCGGTTTCAACGCCCTGATATACAATGTTGCAATGCTTCGTGATAAAGTTTTCTCGTGCGCCCTCATCCTCAATGGCGCGCTTTCGCATTTCCTTGAGGTCTGCCATGATTTCCGGCACTTCAAGAGCGAGCGGGTTGACCTGTTCAAGGATCTCGTCGTTCGTTGCCCAGTTTGTTGTATCGTCCGGCTCGTAAAGCGCCGCAAATACCTTTTCGTCGTCAATGATTCCGTCCAAACACTTCTTTGCATAGGCAACTTCTGATTCAAAAACGTTATGTGCCGTTGGGTATTTGGTTGAGATGATAAAGCCTAGCTTGTTTAAGATGGTCAACTGACCGCTTCGCATAGCCTCAATCGCGTATGGAGTAGGCAAAGCGCCAACTTCATCAGCCAAAAAGACGTTCGGCAAACGGCCATCTAGGCGGCTTGTGCTGTAATTCAACGGCACGTAATCGTTTTGAGTGAGCAAACAAAGAATATCATCGCGCCTTATTTTGAATTTGCCCGCAAGCGCCGGAGATGAATTGATCATTTCGAATATAGCTTCTTTGATCAGTCTTGAAAGACTTCCATCCGCGGCAACCGAAAAGAATTTAGAAAACTTCGGCTCAAGGAAAAACAAGAGAATAAAAAAGACGCCGATTATGTGCGTCTTGCCTTGCTTTCTTCCGATCTCCAACAGCACCGTTTCGTATCTGCGCTTCTCTGGATTGTCTTTCCAAACAACGCAGAACACGGAAACATAAAGCCACCATTGAAAACCGGCCGCACATTCTTTGACGGTCTTTCTTGCCTTGATTCCTTTCGGCATAATTAGCAGACTCAAGAGATTGCCAATCATTTCAACCTTTGACATGTCAACAAAATACTTTTTGCTCTTGCCGTCCGCTATCATTTTGAATTGCAGACATTGTAAGATTACATATTTAGGCGCGTGTATCTTGCCGGTTATTACCCCGACCGCGTACAGATACGCCGGATGTTTCTTGATTTCCATTTCATATCACCTAGCCCCCGCAGCTATTGCTTGATCTTCAATGCTTTTAACAATGGATCTTCTTTCGCTTTTTCAACCTTGATTGATCCGACCTTTGCGCGCGCAGCCGGTGACATAGACAATTCATTTAAGCACCGGTATAAATCGGCGCTGTATTTCGCCCTGGCTGACTGCAAGCCGCTGTTATACATCAGTTCAACATTGTTGTTTATGTCGTTCTCAATGGTCTGTAGCCGGTCTATTACTATCGAGCACTGCGTCAAGATATACACGTCAAGATTTCCGAGGATGCCCGACGCTTTCATTTCCGCAACGATACTGTTAAAAATAACCGCCTGAGGTGTTGATAAATATTCGGCCGGAATGATTTTATCGTCTTTGCCCTTGAGTATTTTTTCAGCAACGGCACGAGCCTTTGTGTTGGCGGTCGCATTGTGTCCGGTCTGTGTCGCTATTGGTTTTGCAGGCCGAGCCAAACGATCACCTCCGATCTAATTTGTAATGATTATTACGTTATATTTGATGTCACCTTTCCATTTTCGGGGAATTTTGTGTTCAATGC